TCGTGGGTCGCCAACCTCATCCAGTTTTTCAGCGCCGATAATGCGCAAGTCTGTACGTGTCAGTGGCGTCTCTTCGTACACCACCGAGATTACATTCTCGACGAGCCCAGTGTCTGTGTCCAAGTCATAGTCGACCTGATTAGGGGCGATGTAGATAGCGTCGATCTGTTCACGCCACAGGTACGTCCTAGCGAAGAAATCCGCCGCCGTAGAAGCCAGATACAAGCGCATAGACGCGTTTGGACATCCGGGCAGGTGTGGAGAAATAAGCGGGATGAAGTCGTCCCATAGTTTTGCCATTACGAGACTCCCGGCTGCGAAGCAGCATTAGCTTGAGCGGCCACGCCAAGCGACGTTTGGAAGGCTTGGTAGTGCCCCACTGCACGAGCGGCGTTACCCTGCTGCTCTGCGTCTTTGGTGTAGGCCCTATACAGCATGTAGTCCAGCAAAGAATTCGCAAAGGTGTCGTCGATGCGTATCACCTCTGCCGTGGCTGGGTTGTCCAGCTGCGCATCAGTCAGGGTGTGGGCTGTAGGAACCTGAGCGTAAGCCACCTCAAGGCGTGCAGCGGATGTAGCCGGTGGGTACACCATAAACTCTTTCGGCTGTCTCGCATCAAACATGTACTCTTCGACGCTTACCGTGGGAGTCTCTGCATACCAGCCTTTGCGTTGGTCATCAAGCCCCCTACGATCTACAAGCCTCACAGCGTACTTGTTCGATGTAGCCGCAGTGTTGCGTAAAACAGACACAAGCCGTGTTGCGTTGGGAAACACAGTCGTCAACACTTGGCGTGGGCCAGCCACGCAAGCGAACTCAGCAGTGATGGTGTTCGAGTCAGGCCGAAAAATCAGAGTCTCGCGGTACCCATCGTTTAACCAGTACTGTAGTTCCGACAATGACCATCGTACAGAATCCTCGTCTTGGAGAATTATTTTCGCCCGCTCAATCAGGTCAACGACTTTTACGACGGCCATGGTTTACCTCACTGTTCAGGCGCTACTTCGCTTGATTCTACCGCAACAGGCTGAGCCACGACTTCCTTTGTTTTGCGAGTACGGGTACTGACCGCGTCAGCTTCGGCCACAACTTGGTTAGAGTGCGTGTTAGCCAACTCCTGCCCTGCTTCTGTGTATTCCCAGTCTTCGCCGTTTAGACGAGCCAAGACGACGATCTTGCCGTCGATTACGGCGCGTGCTTTGTTTGCAAGAATTTCACCTTTGAGGCGAGCCAGCAAGTCGATTACGTTCATTTAATACTCCAAAATGTAAAAGGGGCTCCGAAGAGCCCCTTTATTGTGCCACCGATTAGGCGCTGAGAACAGCGCCCCAGTTTTCGTCACCCAAGCTGATGTAAGCACCAGACATGTTAGCAACCAAAGCCTTAGCAGCATTGGCAGAACCATTGTTGATCTTGCCGCCAGTGGCAGGATACACGTTCAAGGAGTTAGCCGAGCTGTTGACAATGTAAACGACGTCACCAACAGGGCGCTCAGCGGGCAACTTAACGCCATCAGCAGCCGTACCTGTAGTTACGAAGTTAACGGCACCAGTCAGTGCAGTAGCACCGGCCTGAGTTTGCGTTGTACCAGCAGTAGCTGTGGCGTAACCGCCAATACTACGAGAAAATTGAGTAGACATATCGATCTCCAAAAATTAAGAAGTAAAACGGGGGCCGAAGCCCCCGGTTAATTAGCTAGCCGAACCGACCTGAGCCAGAACCAGAGCTTCAGGCTTGACAGTCTTGCGACCGTACACAGCCAGACCACGGACGATATCGCCGAAGTCAGTCTGATTGCGCAGTGGCTCAGTCTTGTTCACGGTCAAGGCGAAGGACATTGCTGCCTTAGTGCCAGCGACCATGGTACGACGGGCCTTAGCGTTGGTCACAGCGCCGCCAGAAGAAGTGGCGGACAGACCAGCGACCAGTGCTTTGCCAGCTTCGCCCTTTGGCAGCAGGTTAGACACGTACACAGTGAAGCGATCCAGCATACCGATCTTGCCGCTACGGATGGTCGACTGTGGGTCGCCAGTGAAGTAGGCTTGAGCGATGTTGGATTGCATCAGCAGTTGACGGTCGAACGGGCTGATAATCAACCAACGGCCATCTTCAGGCACGTTCTGCTCGTCCAGCGCTGAGGCCATGCGCAGGATACCCTTCAGCACGTTTTCAGGCGTAGCTTGGTCAATCGGCGTAACGTCGGTGCCCAAGTTGTAGGAAGCAGAAATAGCACCAGCGGTAGCACCTTCGTTGGCAGCAACAGGGCCTTCAGTAATCATGCAATTGAAGAACACTTCGTTCTCAATCTGAATCTTCAGCTGCTTGGCGGCGTCTTCGGTGAACATGTTCATCAAGTTCATGTCCGACTGATAAGCCAGAACGTCATTGACTTGCACGCCAAAGTACTTGCCCTTGTTCACTTGCATATCTTGGAAGATAGGCGTTGGAACTTCGTACGACAAGTTCTGACCAACGGTGTAGTCGGAGATGCTGATTGAAGGAGCCAGACGGATACGGATGGTATCGCCTTGATTCTTCAACTCGCCTTCGTAATCGGTGTTAGCGATTTCCGACAGCATGGTGTTCTGGTAGAACTTGGCAAGCAGCTTGCCAGACCACAGGGTGGGGATAAACGCGCCGGAATACGAAGGGTTCGTATTGAACGGCGATTGGACGGGATAAACAGTAGCCATTTTGGCCTCCTAAAAATTAAACAGGTTGGGTAGATACTTTGCCCATGGATCACGCAGTTACGCGACCTTCCATGAACGCTGCGTCAATTTCAGCTTCAAGTTTCTTTGCCGCGTCGGTTTGCCCTCGGATACCCAGATCAGTAGCCTTGCGGAACATTTTTTCAATGTCTGCGTTGGTGTAGACCTTGCCTTTTTGTGAGTTAGGCGGGGTGCTCGTAGCGCTCCTATTCGGCTGAATTTGAAGTTCAAGCTCATTGGTTTTGTCGGCAGTGGGCTCTACGGATTTACTACCCTGTCTAAACAGGGAAACGTAGTGTGCTACTCCTTCAGCGTCGCCTCGGTTGAACGCTTGCTGTGCAACAGAAGCTCGGGGGGCTCGGAGCAACGGGTCAACTTCGTTCAGCCAAGCGATCCACTTAGGGTCGACATTAACTGCTTCAAAGTCCGGCACCATACGGTACAGGCGCTGCTCAAAACTTGCTTCAGATACTTGGGTACCAGTGCTGGTCAACTGCTCTCGCAGTTTCTCATTCTCGGCACGCATGGCATCTAGCTCACCACGAAACTCTGCTGCCACTTCGCGGGCAACTTTGCGCTGGACTTCGATTAAGTCCGAACCAAATGCTTCAACATCAGCATCAGTCACCAACTTCTCAGCAGTTTTGGGCTTTGCTTGCTCAACAGGCTTGGTCTCTGCGGCTTTACGGAGGTTATCCATTTGGGCCTTGAGGTCACGAATATCGGCATGCAAACGAGGAACTTCGGCGTCGTACATACCCTTAAGGGTTTTGTACTTATGCTCCCATTTCTCATCCGCCACGACTGGTTCAGTCGGTGTCGGCGTTGGCTCAACAGGCTTTGGCTCTGTGGGCGCGGGCTGTGGGTCTTGGGGAGGCTCTGTCGGCTTCTGCTCAGGTACTGCGGGTGCAGGATTCTGTTCGTCGGCTAACTGCTTTTCCAGTGCTTCCAGTTCACGTAACTGAGCTTCTACTTGTCTTGGCAATGCCATTCAATTCTCCTTGGGCTCCAACTCTGCTTAGGGCTCCTACTTCGGTCTGCCGTCCACATAATGGTTTGCTCGGATTTACAAAAATGCGGATCATTTGATCCGCTCGAAAACCTCTACCGATTTTTCAACCGCTTCGAGGAAATCTGATAAGACTTGGGCCTGACCTTGGAGCCGGTGTATTCGATGTGGTTCTTCTGCAACCATTAAGGAATTTTTAGTTTCCTCTAGTTTCATCTTGAACAACATGAGCAACTGCTCGTTTTCTTGCAGCTTGCAGCGAATTAACGCTTGCATGTGCTGCCGGTCAGGCTTTTGGCCTACGAAAATCTTCATGTGTGGATTCTATACAACAATTCGGAAAAATGTCAAATACCGTTTGGCCTTGCAGAAACCATATTGCCTTCACGGCCACCCACTTGACTGCCATCAGGCAACATATTCTTCGGCGCTGGGCCTTGTGTCATGCCGGGAGCGCCGCCTTGTGCAGCCCCTTGTAGTTCGCCCATCATGACATTTATCTGCTCCTGAAGCTGGGCGTTCTGCTGTTGCAGGTTCTGCATAGCCGTCAGAGTCGGGCGGTCAGGAACGATGCGGTTCACGTTACCACTTAGGTTACGAGCCTGTTCGCGCAGCAATTCTGCCGCTCCATCCATGCCGACGATCTGCTGGGCCACTGGGCTATTGAGAACGATCTGTAGGAACTCGTTACGGCGCACTGCTTCAGCTTCCTTGACCACCAAGCTGGTAGCTCCCTTGGCAACGGCTTTAACGTCTCCGATGAGGTCTGGGTCTTTGCTGTAGCGCAGATTGTCTTGGTACAAGCGCTCGATAGACGGCACTATAACAGCGCGGTCGATATTGCTGATAACCTGTTTTATACCTTTTCCGGCATTAGAAATCAGCATGGACAAGCCAGACGACGTACGGCCAGCGCCCGGAGAACTCTCGCCAGTCATGTACCGTGGAATCATCGTGTCTTCGTCAGCGCGTGCGGAGAATTTCTCGAACACGGCCATGAGTTCGCTGGCGTTGCTGCTAGGCTGGAAGAATGTCAGAGGCTGCGAGCCGTCGTTGAACTCCGAACTCTGGAACTGCCAAATTTTCCATGGGTACATCTCGGTGATGTCTTCGCCCGGTGGCAGGCGTGACACATTGACACCAACCTGTGGGCCAGAGCTAATACCCATGTTGTTTGCCAAACTGCGAGCAGCGGCGTTCACCATGTTCTGGGAGTCGCGGCACAGGTCGGCCACGCCCTTACCGGCGACAGCGCCGGGGACTTTCTCGTAGGAAGTCACGTAGTACGGCTTACGGCCCAACGGGTCATAGTTCAGCACGGCGCGAATGACGGTAGAGCCCACTAACCACACTTCGCATGGGTAGTTGAGGTCTGGGTCTGGAATCTCTTTCTTCGACAGGCCCCAAGTGAGCAAGTCGCTGCCCTTGACGCTGTCCCACATCTGCAAGGCGTCGATCAGGTCTGTCGTAAAGATGGTCTGTGTGGTGTCCTTGCCTTCGGCTGTAGCTTGAGCGCTGTCTGTCCAGAGCCACTCGTTCAGGTTGCCCGAGTCAAAGCTATTGAGCACGGCGCGAATGGCGTCGTCGTTGTAACCCGGCACACCCATCAGGGCTTGCAGGTCTTCGCGTGTCATGCGGTGACGCTCAACGATGAAGCCGTCTTGGATGTCTGAACACCATGGTGCCCAGTAGAGCATGAACGGGTCAACACGCTCCCACTCGTTGCGAATCTCTTCTGCTGGAACCAACTCACCATTTTGCCAAGCCAAGGTCTTGCGCTTGCGCTTGACTGGGCCCTTCATCACAGCGTACGGGAACGTCACTACGTCATCCAAGAACGCATTTAGCGCGTCTGTCCAACCACCTTCGATAAGCTGGTCTTCCATCTTCAGTTCCATACGGTCAACGCGCTCGTTGGCTTCTTCCCGCAGCTTGCGCATCATCGCGTCTTTCATCTGCATGGCGGCTTCGCGTAGCTGTACAGCGTCTGGCGGAACTTCGCCCTGCTCCATGATGGCCTGCAACTGCTGCTGCATGCTCGCCATAAGTTCTTGCATCAACTCGGGTGGGAGGGTGGGTTCTGGCGTAGCCTCAAGGCTCCACGGCCTGTCTGAGCCTACTCCCAGCAGGGTATCCCGCAGCCAGCTTGTGGCAGCGCGGCATTTCACGGATGTAAGCTGGATGTAAATTTCTGAGCCGCCTTGGCGCTTAATCTCAGCGAGCTTGTCGGGGTCGTACTCGCCATTGCGCTGGCGCAGGCACTGTAGCATTCTCTCCTCAATCGTCCGCTTCGCCTCACGGGCAGATTCCCAGCGTTTGCGAGCGTGAGCAGCCAAACCCTGAATAACAGGAGTGGCCTGCATCTCGGTGTTGCGTTTCTGGGACTCTCGTTCCAGATCAGAACTGCGAGCGACGGGTATAAGCGCGATGCCTGTTGCCATTGTGGCTCCAAGAGGAAATTAAATTTGATTGTACCCCCGCAGGGGTGGCGGTCAAGTATAGGCGTAACTGGACTTCTTAATCTCCCGCCGCCCTTGCGCCAAGCCAAAACCACGGATGTTCATGTCAATTATGGCGTCGGCGTACTGGTTAGCATCATGCACGTGCGAAAAACTGTTCTTGTCAGGTTTGTCTTCCATTTCCCCAGACTTCTTAATTTTGTACCGGTATCCATATCGAAACCCCTTGATGAGCATTGTGCATCCCGGGTCAATAAGGTACATCGCTTTGCCTTCCACCTGCTGAACAAGCAAGCGTTCAACCCCTTGAACCCGTTTTTCCGGGTCGTTGGTCGGCGGTCGCTGGCATTTAAAACCGGCTTGCTTTACAACATCCACCAAAGACATTTCGCCCTGCTGCTGTTTGGCGTACCCTGCTGGATCGGGCGCTACAACAAACGCGCAACCCTGCAAATTGTTGGCAATAAACGGATTCAGCTTTGTTCGCAAGAACGTCTCGATACCCATATTCTCCGACGTCAACTCGGCCAGAGTAACTACGCGCCCCCGGGGATCGCGCTGCTTAAATACCGCTGCCGGTGTGCGCCCGAAATCCAGACCGATAACGACTGGGTATTCTTCGCTGCGTATCGGCTTAATCTTGTCCTTAGAGACGTGAAATTCGTGCGTGAACGTCTTCTCATATACGGGCGTGCCCGACAAGGAGCGGCCATACTCTGAGCGCAAGTAAACCCGCAACCAGTCCTCGGTCTTACCCGGGATGATATTGGGGTAATACTGCTTGGGCAAGTGGTCGTAGTTATCACACTCCGGGTTGACCGCCCACTCATTTTCATCTTTGTCCAGCAAGACCTCTTCCGGCTCTTCGCCGTATTTTTCAAAGTACACCTCTGGCTTGAGGATGGCCGCTGGCTGTTTATGTATGGCCCAGTTGCTCGGCGGGTTTTCCATCTTATCGTGCCACCACGTATCTTCATCGGGCATGTTGGTGTCAAACAGCGCACACGACCGGGTGGGCCCACCGTCCTTAGCTGACGGATATCGGTTCAGACGTGACAGCAGTCCGTCCACAACCTCGCTGTTGAGCTCCCGGCTCTCGTTACCCCACAGGAACGTGGTTTCCAGCGACAGCGCCTTACGCACGTCGTCCGGCGTGTCCAACGGGATAAAAATCCATTCGGACTCGACCTGAGTTCCGTCCGGCAGTCTGGCCATCAAAATAAACGTCTTCTCTACGGCCTTCCAAATACCAGCCTCACCCGGGGGCAACCAGTCAAACACAGTTTTACGAGTCGTCAGCGCCAGCTGATCCGCCGTGTTACGCACGATGATGGCCCGTGTCCGGCGTACACCCTTGACATTCGGCTCTTGGCCACAGGCCATACGCACAAGTTCATGTACACACGTCACCGACTTGCCACCCCCCACCGGGCCAGCTAATACGCGCACGTAGGCTTCGTTCAACATAAAGTTGCGCTGCGTTT